TGGACAGATGCTGGCCGTGCCCTTGTCAGACGACGAACGACCGGACTGCGTTTACTTCGTCAAAGACATCTCTCGCAACTGCGAGATAGTAGACTACAATCGAGCCTGGTGATCATGACACAATACCACTATGATAGACCGCCCACCGCAGCAGTAGAGACCGCTGTGCCGGCTGAGAAAAAAAGCCACAGAGATTTCCGAGATCTCACATCACGCCTAGAAGCACAGGAAAAAGAACTCACAGAGCTGAGACAGACTGTGCGTAGACTGCAAAACGAACTGAGAAGCGTAGTCAACGCTTTCAATCTCCGCGGCCATGGATAAACTACACATCAGCAATGAGATGGCCCAGCTGGATCGCAAGCAGCGAGATTTCTATGACAGTCTCACAGACGAAGAGCGGAAGAAATTCAGCTTGTTCCTGATGCTGCGATGGAGCAGTGCTGTGCAGGGCGATGCGGAACTGCAGGAATACTATGTGCAGAGTTGCAACCACTACCTCAACCGCAACTTTTTCTCAGTGAATCGCCATCCCAAATTGCAGTGGCTCATGGCCACTGCAGTGAGTCCGGGATTGGGTAGCCATCGACACATATGGATCGCTGCCAAGAAAAAAGAAAAAACCAGCCCAGACACCAAGAGACTCCGGGAATTGTTTCCCTCCTTGAAACCCGATGAGCTAGAAGTCATGTCCCGGATCAACAGCACTGAAGACATACAGGCATATGAGCGAGACCTCGGTCTCTGACACGGTGTATCAATGCCAGCACTGCGATCGCAAGTTCCAGCGCGAATCCAGCCTCATGGTGCATACCTGCGAACAAAAACGCCGGCATCTCGAACGCGATGAAGTGGGAGTGCAGATAGGTCTCCAGGCCTACCTGAGATTCTATGAGATCACGCAAGGCAGCAGCCGGCTGAAAAACTGGGACAATTTCATCACAAGCAGCTACTATCGGGCATTCGTGAAGTTTGGTCGACACTGCCAGGCCATACGAGCAGTGAACATCGCGAGATTCACTGACTGGTTGATCAACAACAATCGCAAGATCGATTACTGGTGCAGCGATCGTGTGTACACAGAATATCTGTTGCAGTATGTCAGGCAAGAATCAGTCACTGATGCCTTGGCCAGGGCCGTGGAACATGCCATGTCATGGAGCGACACCACAGGCAACCCCTCGCAAGATTTCCTGAGATATGGCAATGACAATGTCATAGCCCATGCCATCAGCACTGGACGCATCACGGCGTGGTGCCTGTACAACTGTGACAGTGGTCAGGCATGGTTGGAACGCATGAACGCTGACCACCGCAGCATAGCATGGACATGGATAGATCCCGATTTCTGGCAGCGTAGGTTCCAGGCCTATCCCGCGGATCAAGAATATGCTCGAGAGATACTAGCACAGGCCGGATGGTGATGCAGGCCGACATTGACATAGATCTCGCTGATCGGCAGCAGTTGCTCCAGCTGATCCGTCATGTGCCGGCCAGGCTATCAGCTGACCCAGCATCTAGGCCGCACAACACTGGGATCTACGTCACGGACATACCCTATGACGCCGTGAATCAATGTGCGGCCCTGGACTACACCACAGCGGAACAGCGTGGATATTTCAAGATCGATCTCTTGAACATGTCAGTATATCAGCTGATTCGTGACGCCGAGCATTACCAAAGCATGCTGACACAAGAACCGCCATGGTCAAGATTGTGGCAAGATCCCTCATGGGCCAGCCAACTGGTACACGTCGGCAACTACACCACATTGCTGGCCACCATGCGACCCGATAGCATCCCCAGGATGGCAGCGTTTATTTCTGTGATCCGCCCCGGCAAAGCCCACTTGCAGAATCGTCCTTGGTCCGAGGTCTTTGCGTCGGTCTGGGATGGTGATGCCAGCCGCGGTTATGTGTTCAAGAAAAGCCATGCCGTGAGCTACGCAGCCTTGGTGGCCTTGCACATGAATCTCTTGGGAGATCAGTAGGGTTTTTTCACCAGGGTGATGCTGCGACGTTTGCTTTTGCGACGTACTATGTCTAGCAGGCTGCACACAGGACCGTGTATGATCTCTAGGTCTCGGTTGCTGAAAGTCTTGAGGCAGTCTCGGAAAGGCTCCCACTCTTGCTTGAGGAATATGTTGATGGGCACGCTTCGATTACTTTCCCACCACCACACAGCAGCCAGCTCTAGATACATTCGTTTCTGTTCGTCGTGCTGCAACACACCAAAATCATAGATGGTGGTCACGGTGTCATCGCGGTTCTGTACGACACCTATGTATTCGTTGCCTGCATACACGCACAAAGTCATGAAAGGATAATGATCTCTCAGGGTTTGTAGTATTTTTTGATCCATAAATATCAGTGGAGATTCCTATGTACGCGACGCCCATTTACTTATATCAGCAGATCCAGGCCATATTAATGGTAGACATCTCGGGCGTGGGCGCTGTGTTTGATCGGAGGTGGAAACCCGTGTATGCCAAAAATCTAAAACTCAATCTGGGCGTGGACAATGTGATCCTGTTCCAGTTCCAGAACCAAGATCAGAAACCCGTGAACATCACTGGGTCGACTTTCACGTTCCGCATCATCAGCCAGAATGGTCAAAATCTACTGTATGCCCGAGAACTAGTGAGCCTCAACAACGCCACAGGCCGAGCCAAGGTCACTATACCTGCTGCTGATACCTTGATGCTGCAACCACAGCCTGCAGGCTGGAGCCTGGAAGTCAGTTCGGGTGTGTTGGATCAAGCTGTGTTCACCGATGACTATGCTGGGGCGCGCGGATTCATTGACATCGTGGATTCGGTGCTGCCTGCATTCGTAGCCAGCTCAGAACTCACCATACCCGATCAAGCCCCCGTGGGCAATGTCTACTACACCAGCACACTGACCACCGATGGCAACCGGCTCACCACTTTCCAGATCGACACCGGGGACTATGTGGGCAACCTCAGTGTCGAGGCCGCCACGGCGTCAGCAGATACCAATCCTGAATGGTACGCTGTGGATTTCCAAGATCTCCGTACCGGTAACACAGTCGGTGAGATCTCCATCACCAGCAGCGAAAGAATTGGCATCAACGTGTCTGGATACCATCCCTATGTGCGATTAGAGCTGGGCCAGACTTCGGGCAACATAGAACAGATCCTTTATCGTTGATTTGTGCCAAAAAATGTGTTAATCTAGCATGATGCTAGACATCACTGATTATCTGCCAGCCCGACGCAAACTCAGCGCCTCGGGCTGGATCAGCTTCAATGCTCCTTGTTGTGCGCACAACGGTGAAAGCGCAGATCGCAGGCAGCGCGGTGGTGTCAAGAGCACAGATCAGGGCTGGAGTTTCCACTGTTTCAATTGTGGATTCACTGCCAGCTTCATCGTGGGGCGCAATCTCAGTTTCCGGGCACGCAAGCTCTTGGCATGGTTGAATGTGCCCACGGAAGAGATCGAGCGCATCAATCTCGAGAGCCTGCGACATCGCAGCATACAGGGTATTTTAAACGATCGGCAACGCACGGCCAATGCAGTACAGGGCATAGAGTTTGAAGAACGAGACCTACCGGAAGAATTTGCCTTGATAGATCAGAACATGCCGGTGCATTGGCAATATCTACGAGATCGCTGTGTGCCCGAAGATTATCCCTGCGGCATGATACATGGCAGACCCGACGACAAGTTCAGTCGTCGACAGGGAGTGATCATACCTTTTACCTATGATGGTCGACTGGTAGGGCATACACGCAGATTCTTTGATGACCACAATCCCCGATATGTGCATGACATACAACCGGGATTTGTGTTTGGTACAGATCTGCAAAGATCCACTTGGCAACATGTGATTGTGGTGGAGGGCGTGTTTGATGCTCTCTCGATCTCCGGCCTGGCAGTGCTGCATGCCGACATCTCTGATGCACAGGCACGACTGATACGCAGTCTGGGTCGTGAAGTCACTGTGGTACCCGATCAAGACTCAGCAGGCATGAAATTGATAGACAGGGCCATGGAATTGGGATGGGCCGTGAGTATTCCCGAGTGGGAGAATTGCAAAGATGTCAATGATGCAGTGCGAAGATATGGACGTTTGGCCACTGTGATAACTATCATGCAGGCACGTGAAACCAGTCGGATCAAGATAGAAATGCGGAGGCGGAGACTTGCTCAAAGAATACGGAGTTGATGTACAGCGGTTGTTTCTAGAGATGATGTTGGAGGACGCCACTAGTTATGTGCGTGTGCAGAACATCTTCAATCCTGAAAATTTTGATCGCAGCGTCAGACCAGCAGCTGAGTTTATCAAACAGCACTGTGATGAACACAAGACCATGCCAGATCGCGCGCAGATCTCGGCCACCACTGGCATAAAGCTACAACCTCTCGCTGACTTAAACGAGGGTCACTTTGATTGGTTTCTAGAAGAATTTGAAAGTTTCACACGCCGCCAAGAACTAGAGCGTGCTATATTAAAGTCAGCAGATCTCTTGGAGAAGGGCAATTTTGATCCCGTGGAGAAGCTCATAAAGGATGCTGTACAGATATCCTTGACCAAGGACATGGGCACAGACTATTTTGCAGATCCGCGTGCGCGACTCATGAGCCTCAAATCCAACAATGGCCAGAACTCCACAGGATGGCCAGCCTTGGACCGGTTGCTGTACGGTGGATTCAATCGTGGCGAGCTGCAGATATTTGCGGGAGGATCGGGATCGGGCAAGAGTCTTTTCATGCAGAACTTGGCAGTGAACTGGGCACAAGCCGGTTTATCGGGTGTGTACATCACGCTGGAACTCAGCGAAGGTCTCTGTAGTTATCGCATAGACTCA